CTCAACGACTATTGTCTCGTGACACCCGCGGCCGTCGCAGGTGTAGATCACGTCTACCAGGATCACGGCAGGACGCGCTTGAGCCAGGCGCGCACCAGCTCGGTGATGCTCGTGCCACGGGCCTTCGCCAGCGCCTTGAGCGCCCGGTGTTCGCCGCGCGTCAGCCACACGAACACAGGCTTGTGATGTTTCTTCAGCTCACGGTACACGTCACGCTTCTTCGACTTCGGCATTGTGTCTTCTATAGCTCGCGCCGTCCGCTTCGCTAGCGTAACGAAGCGCGTCTCGGCAGGGCGAAACTCCTGCCATGTTGGCGACCAGGGTCCGCGGAACGACAGCACCCATGTGCGGCCGACGCTGACTACCTTGTGGAACGTACTACGCTTGGTGACGACGGGCCGCCAGCTTGCGGTGTAGTAGTGGTTCGAGAATACGCTTTCGCGCAAGCGCTCCCAAAGCGTGCCCCTAAGCACCCACGACACCGCATTGAAGGCGTGGTCGTGGTAAACGTTGCGGCTCCCGTCATCGAAGCGTAACAGAAACGATAGAGAACCACAGGACCGCCGTCCTTCCCCTTGTAGAACAACTTCATCCTTCCTCCTTGTCCGGTATGAACACGAACCGCAGCTCGCGGTCGATGTTCTGTAGATTCCTACCACTGCCCCACGGCGTGCTGGATGACGAGAACCGCCCTGCCTCCGTCACGAAACTATAGCTGCAACGCAGCCGGCGGTCAATGTCCAACGCTTTGCCGTCTAGGAACTCAGCCTTCTTCCGGTTGCGTCGGAAGTCCAGCAACATCTTGCCTAGGTGCTCTAGTTTCTTCGGGTGCTTGAGGATCAAGGTTCGGATCGTTACCTCGTCTACGGTGATAGACCGGCTGCCCTTGGTGTTCTTCTTGCGCACCGGGGGCAGGTTGAACGGCTCGATGGACGGGTATTCCTTCAGTAGCTTCTGATACGTGGCCTCGGCCTTGGCACCCTCGAATCCGCGAGCGCCATAGAACAGGTACTTCAGACGGTCGTTGGATAAACCCTTGCGGGCGACTAGGGGCATGCCCGCTGCGTGCTCTATGTCGCCGGTCAGGGTCACGCATTCCCCGTTCAGTAGCGACAGCTCTAGTGCGCGGCGCTCGTCGTCGATGTTCACACCGTGGGCGGTCATGTCGAGGATCGCCGGGATCAGGCGCGTGTAATGCCGGTGATAGAACTCCATGAGTCCGCGCTCGCGCAGTCGAACTCCCAGCTCGTAGAAAATCTCCAGCATGGACACCGTGTCGATGCCGCAGTACGTCCACAGCGCCTCGCTGTTGCTGGCGTACTTGGTGATCTCGTCGGGGTCCTTGGCCTCATGCTTCCAGAACGGGAAGCGGGTGATGATCGAGGCCATGTAGGCAAGGTCGTGATCGTCGCGCGGGTCGAGCGCGTGGTGCATCGCGCGGGTGTCGTATATGTACCGGATCGTTCCGTCGTCCTTGAACCGTCGCACCGTGTAACCGTCGTGCTCTAGTCGGGGCAGATCGAACGACACGCCATTCTGGACGACTAGTGGTAGCTCCGACGACAGCAGGGACTCGAAGGCTGCCTTAGCGCGCTCTAGTTTCTCCTTGGACTTCCAGTAGTCGAGCGTCAGCGGGACGGTGATCGAGTAGTCGAGCGTGTTGGCAAGACCCACGCAACCGATGTACGACCGGCCCGCCTTGGTGCGGGTCTTCAGGTCGCCCTTCTTCTTGCCCGACTTGTAGACCGCGACTAGGGACTCCTCGGACTTCTTCACGTTCGAGCGCCAAGAGCCGTCGAGCATCTGGAACTCGGTGCGCTTGCCCTTGGGTGTCTCGATGTCCAGGCCGACAGGGACGCCTTTAGCTAGAGCATCAGTGGCGAACAGCTCCACATCCTCGATGGTCGGCTTGATGTGGTGATGGACCTCGGGCAACCGCAACTCAGGGAACTCCGCGTCCTCCGCGATCCGCCGCCAGTCCAATATCGCACGCCGCTCTAGCGACGGTATCCGCAAGACGTGGGCCGGATGGATGGTGGGTATAACCTTGACCTCGCGCCCGTTCAGGTCGGTGTACAACAAGATCGAACCGCGCCAGTCCATGATGCCCGGCCGCACGAGCCGACCGTCCTTCTTGTTCCATGATACCCGACCCTTTCCTGTGAGGGCGTAGAGGGCATAGTTGCCGGTGGGAACGATCAGCACCGGCCCCTCTAGCTTGGCCAGCCGGTCATGGAGCAGCGCAATGTGCGCTTCCATCTCCTCGCGCGGAACCTTGTCGATGCTCTCGGGGCGGTACGGCAGGACGTTGGTGATGTAGAAGTCCCCGCGCGTGAGGCCGACCATGCGCCACCAGACCTCAAGGCGACCGCCACTAGGGCCGACGAACGGGCGCCCGTGGATTTCCTCGTAGCGACCGGGCGCCTCGCCAATCAGCACAAGGCGGGCGTTCAGGGCGCCGTCATCACGGACGTGGGTAGGCATAGCTAGAAGGGAAATGCGGGCCTGGGAATCGAACCCAGCCTCGTCAGCTTATGAGACTGACCGGCCAGCCTTGGCTCGTTGCCCGCAACGAAAGAGCGGCGTGAGGCACCCCGGATGACCGCTTAACGCGAAACCGGAACCGTACCACGCCGCTCTAGCTTGGTCTACTCGTCCTCGTCCGGAGTGCCGCCCGCGTCGGATAGCTCCTTCATGTGGACCTCGACATGCGACTTGAGGTCCTTCCGCGGCACGCGCTTGCGGCACGCGGTGCAGGTCACTTCCTCAGACGGCGCCGGCTTGGCGTCGGCCGTCTTCGTGGTGCGGGTCTTGCCGGGTGTGGTCGGCTTGGCGCTGCCGCCCGTGCCGGGTTCCTTCTCGCCCAGCTTCCAGAACGCGGTGGTGTTGTTGCGCACCGTGCCGGCGTATGGGTTCTCCTGCTCCACCCCGTCGATCTTCTTGGTCTTGGGTTCGACCTTCTCGACGATGGTCGCCAGGAACTCGCCGCCCTTGACCGCGTTGCAGAACGCCGCGCGATCCTCTTCGTCCCCGAAAGGGATACCGAGCGCCTTGACGAACTTCTTGAACTGCTTGGAGCCATAGGTGGTCTGCCAGGTGGCCAGCTCCTCGGCCTCGGGATCGTTCTCGTTCCCGACGCAGAACTGCTCGAAGTAGTGCTGACCCTTGTAGTCAGCCGGCTCCACGATGGAAGCGTCCAGCTTGAACATCAACTTCTGCGCCTTGCCTTCGCGCTCCTTGGTAAGCACGGGAGTCAGCGACTCGACCTTCAGCCGGTAGATGTCGTCCGGGAAGGTGTTGCTGTCCGGGATGTTCCCGAACGGTATGATGCCACGGGTTACGTCACTCACAGTAGTCTCCTCCTCTAGCTAGTGGACGCGAACTCGAACTTACAGCAGGGACTCGGCCTTGGTGAGGGCCTTCTTGAGGTTCTTCACGACACTGCGAAGACCGGCCTTGTCGATCGTCTCTTCTCCGTTGTTGTCGTCTACGAAGATCAGATCGGCGTCACCTCCTTTCTAGCTTAACCTACCGAACCGGCACCCAGTTTTCCCACAGCTTCTTGTACTCGGGATCGCAGGGATCGGGCGCCTCTAGGAAAACCGACGACGCATTGTAGCGCTTGTCGGCCCTCGTCTGCAAAGAGAACCGTAGCTCTCCCGTCTTGTTGTCGCGCCGCATGTGCGAGACGTAGACTTCCGGATAGCCGCCGCCGAGACGCGAGCGCAAGCGACCGGGAGCAGCCGGGTTACTTACCATACTACCGGCTACCTCGTCCTTGTCCGAATCGACGTGCGCCAGGATCACGACGTTGCAGCGCAGGCCGCCAAGCCGACACATGACCGCCTCTTCTAGCATGTCAGTCGAGGCGGCGAACCAGCGCCGCGGTTCGCGGCTCGTCTTGTCGAGGTCGTGCTGAGACAACTTGCGCGCAGCCAGCTCCATGAACGTCAAGGTGTCCACGACCACCGTCGCCCACTTGCCCTCGCGTATCTCCTGATAGAGCGTCGAGAACCGGCGCAGGAATTGCCGATACGCAGTGGGCTTGTAGCGGCCATCCTCTTCGACCTCGGTGTCGTGGAAGTATTCCACCTGAATGAGCGCCTTACCGGGTGTCCTCTTCGACTCGACAACTAGCAACGGCTGGCCAACCTCGCCTTCCATCTCGGGGGACACGACGCCGCGCTTGAGGTACGGACCCTCTTTGCCGAGCGGGTCGAACGCGCACACGAGCATCGGCTTAGGGAAGGTCGCGGCGAACGTGGACTTGCCGGCGCCAGGCGGGCCGTAGTTGACAACGTGGATGAATGGACGAATGACGCTCACTTGGGTTCCTTCCTAGCTTGAGCCATGAGGCTATCAACGCCTGAGAGACTTGGGTTGTAGTCGCGCTCCCGGTGAACGAGAGCGTACTCTAGTTCGTCTAGAGAATCATAAGTTTCTTCGTTGTAGTCGCCGTTCCAGCACGAGCACCCCGACGCGGTGACGAGCAGCAATTTACCCGTTTTCTTGCTGCGATAGACGTGGGCCTCGTCAACCTCGTAGCGGTCGGCCTCGTCTACCGTGGCCAAGTGCTCTAGGTCCGGGTTCTCGTCGTAGGTACGGGCGCCCATTGCTCACACCACACACGTCAAGTCGTCGGACTCCAGCCCGGCGGGATCGGCCGGCGACGAGATGTAACAACCGTCCCAGCCACCTGCGCAGCAGACAAAGACGGGGCCGACGAACCAGCAGAGCAGCACGAACGCGAGAATCCTCACTTGGCTCCCTCCTTCTTCTCGTATGGACGCCACGGGGCATGCACAAGCATCGCGTCGGCGTAGTGAACAGGACGACCGGCCTGACAGAACTTGCTGAAACTACAGAACCCGCACGCACCCGTGAACGTACCCTGCATGCGAGTTTGTGTCAACACCGCATTGAGATCGGGGACCTGCTGCAACAAGGTTCGGTACCGCTTAGCTAGGGTCAAGGCCGTTCGGCGCCACTCGTCGAGCTGGTCCGGCGACCTTGTGTAGATCAGCAGCTCCGACTTCATGTGATGGATGCCGCACTCGGCATAGACTACACCGTGCTCGCGGCACTTTCGTACCGGGTCGTTGGGCAGCTTGCTAAACTCTATGGCGTTGATATAGACGCCAACGACGGGCATCCCAAGCGTCTTCTGTGCCGCCCACACGTACCCTGACATCTGCGAGTCGTTGCGGAATTTCTCGGTCCAGTAGGGCGTCAGGCGGCCGGTAGTTTTGTGGTCTAGGACATAGATCGCGCCGTCGTGCTGCGATTGCACAATGGCGTCCAGCCGGCCCCACATGACGAACGCGGGGCGGTATTCGTGGCAGTTGCCCAATCGCCCGACGTGCTGGGCCGGCCAACCACAGACGCAATCATCCGAGAGAGGTATCTCGAACCCGACTTCTACTAGCTTGGGGTTGACCGAGAAGTTGAACGACGCGAGCGAGTGCGTCTCGAACCACTCGGTGAGAATCTTATCCGTGTTGGTCCAGCTCAGCCGGTAGCTAAGATGCATCGAGCTGTCGAGGCCGTTGTCCTCGCTGTAGCCGCGGTACAGCAGCTCGAACTTCTGCAAGCAGTAGCTAGCCGGATTGCCCTGGAAGTAGTCCGCCATGACCTCATGCACGGCGATGCCACACTCCATGGCGAACTTGTCGTCAGCCACGGTGTAGCCTAGGACATGGCGCAAGGCGGCTTCGCTGTCACACTCAGCGACAGAGCGCAGGGTAGTGTTGTCTACGTAGACGGTCCCGTTGGGCGCAAGCATCCTACTCCTCTCTAGTCTTGACCTCCGGTTCGTCGGTGAACCGCGTGAGGTAGAACCCCCGAGACCGCTCGAACTCGGCCGCCGCCTCGCGCGCATCCTTGTCGGAGAACGCTAAGACGGTGGCGGTGTAGACGCCGGTCGCGTGCCGGCGCTTGTAGTGGACGGTGAACGAGCGCACTAGTCCTCGGGGAGCGCAGCAACACGGCTAGGGATCATGGTCAGGCCAAGGTGCCGATTCGTGGTGAGACAACTGTCGTGTGTGG